CCTCGTCCTGTTGTGCGCGTTGCATGATGTCTGGTTGCTGGACATACGCTTGGATCATCTGCATTGCCATCTGTGCGCCATTAGGCTGGGCAGGAACCTCGATACCAGCGAAGATCTTAGCAAGGTCATCTGTGACATTCTTTTGAACCTTCTGTTGAGCTTCCTCAGCAGGCTGGAGAACATAGTCGGCGAAGATTGGGTTGATGCTCGATGCTGTAAACTCAAGTAGCTTATTCACATCCATGATGCCGTTGCGGTCGAGTTGCACCAAAGACACCATGTTCTTGAGCTGCGTCTCGGCAGTCTCTGGATCGTTGCTCTGTGAGTCAAAGTTCACCACGATGCTGAAGTTCTCATCAGCCGAACCCTTGGTCATCACCTGTGGGTTAGGGTTGCCAGTTACTTGGAAGAATACCTCATCTGGCCCCATCCTCTGATACAACTTCCACGCCATGTTCAGCACATCGCGGACATGATCCAAGAACTTGGACACCACGAATTGCTGGCGGGAGGCGGAGATTGGGTTGGACATATCCAGACCAACGGCACGATCTGCCTGCGCGGTCATGGACACCTCAACCTCAACAGAACCATTGTCGGCTGGAGGCGGTGGCCCCCATTGGATCTCACCAAGGCGACGATACGGAACCCTTACTCCTGGCCCCCAATCAGAGGGAGGACGACCAGCCGGGTGCAACAATGGAGGGAGAGTAGCCAGAGAAGCACGATCAATACGAGAATCACGCTCGGTCTTGATTTGCATTTGCGCTCCACGGAGGATGTCCGAGAAGGTCTGGGTTTCGTACATGCGCTTCTGGTCGTTCGATAGGCGCGTAACCACAAAGGGGTAGTCGTCATAACCGTTAAGGAGTTCGTGTTTGGCGAAGCCTTCTGTGGTTGGGTGGAAGACCGTACAGTAGATGCCCTCAGAACCGTCCTCCTCGTCAATCAAACGCTGGTAGCCATACACCACCATCACAAGGTCATTGTCGTCCGTGATAGGCAGACGGTCGATTGTCTTGAGCTTCTCGCCGTCGAGATACATGGAATCTTTACCACGAAGCCGTTCGATAGCGTTCTCAACCCAACCAGCATCCCAGCCCTCGGAGGTTACTTTTTTCTCAAGCTCCTGAGATGTTAGGAATGTGCGCCAGAATACATACGGAGCGCGTTGAGGATCAGTCACATACGATGGGAAAAGAACCTCGCCATCGGGGGCGCATGAGTAAACTACTGGGCAATCTACCGATGTGCGAGGAACAGAGACTTCAGCCAAACCCTTCTTACGAAGATCCATAATGGCTTTTTTTGCACGCTTTGACGATAGGTCGGGGAATGCTGTCTGAAGCATACCGAATACCATCTCGTCATCAGCACCACTAACAATAAGTTCCGCTAGATCGGGGGAGACTTGTGCGATTTCCTCGATGGATACCTGTTGCAAATATGTCCTTTTTTCACGCTTCCATCCGACATATGACACCATCAACCCCTTCTCTAGCAGATAATTAGCACCCAATTCCATCTGTTGACGGAAGTTTGGGATGTATGTGGAGCGCATCCACTTAAGGAATCCAGACACCATTGAGGCGCGTGGCATGGATGCCATAGAAGTCGGGAACGCCTTAATGTGGGAACGCTGCAATGCTTGGTCTAGGATGGCCACAAATGCGTCGATACGCTCTCCGACGACATTGACCTCAATATCACTTGCCCCCTGCCAAGGGAAGGCATTTGCGCCCTGTTTGCGGAGGTCATCAGACTTACCTTCCCAGAGGTTGCGGCGATCATCATACGAGCGCAAGCAAGCCTCAAAGTATTCCTCCAAGTCAATAAGGCACTTGTCGTAGGCATCAGCCAACGCCATGACATTAGGGCCGTCCTCGGCGTAGATCATCGACTCTTCCTGCTCTTCTGTTGGTGCGCTCATGATGGCAAATATTCGTAGAACTGCTCGCCTACTTCGGGGCGTATCATAACAACTTTTATAGGTTTGCCAACTAGTTTGTGCGATACCCTAGGTGGAGCCTTAACCGGAACTGCCTCACCATCCATGCGAACCATTACCCAACTAGGGTTTGGGCATTTGCGGATTACTAGATAATCGCCCTCATAGGTGGTGTCATCTTGAGGTTCCACGGGGGAATCAATGGGTTCTGGCTTAGCTTTAGGTGGGCGGCCGCGCTTTGCTGCTTTCTTAGTTGGTGCTGTTTTCATGGTTTAGTTTAGATTTCATGTATCGAATGGCGTGTTCAAGGGTTTCAATTTCCTCGGTAAGCCTAGGGGTTTTCCCATATTCTTCCATTTTTACCCTCTTGAGATACGCTTCTTTTAAGCAATCGATGATAAGTTCCTCGGCAACTATCGGTTTGTTTTGAGTCTTCATAGCTTGTTAGTAGCCTCCCGCTCCTTGTCTTGTAGCAAGATTTCTGGTTTCGTCAACATGATCTATTCCAGCAATGGCGGCGTAACGCAGAACATCGACTGGATCTTTCCATGCTTCCTTTAGCCCCCCGTCACCCGTGTATTCCGACAACGCTTGGATAATGTTTTCACACTCGGAAGAGACATAGAAATGCGGTCGGTTGACCGAATCTGCAGGTCTAGTGGTATCCCATGACATCTTGCCAATAAGTGCCTGTAGTCCATCGTCGATGTCTAACCCTGGAGCTGGAATGCAAACCATGCCGGCATCGTTCAAATCCTCAATGATAGAGGATGCCCCATCCGCAGACTGGTATTTTGCCGCTCCAAGCCGAGGGTCAATTAGTCTCTCGAAGATCTTCTCGTCACCCTCCAGCTCGGCAATCAAGTCCATGTAGTCACGGATACCAAAGCCCTGCCCCTTAGCCCCTTGTCCTGGCATCCACTTACCACCCTTCCACTCAGCCCAGTCGCCTACATCGACACCCGGCCACTCACGATATACCCAAAATGTGCCAGACGCATCCACAGCAATCCAAGCCATAAACCAATTCTTCGCACCCGCTGGGTCAATAATCTGATAGCGAGTAACATTCGTAGTTGGGATCTCTGATGGCTGGACAACATTGACTTCTTTATTGAACTTGGGAAACTTGGTGGCGTGGGACTTAACTGGAACCCCATACGCACGAATTAGAATCTCCTCCCGAGGCCTTCCAACTAGGGTCTCCTTGATTCGCTCGTAGCCACCGAAAGGGTTATCCTTGGAATGGAAGTAATGGACGCTGGCATTGCGCTTCTTACTCCGCTGGACATAGGGGACAAGTTCGCCGTTGAGCAGTTCAGCCTCGACGCTCTGGACGCTTGTAGCACCATCTAGGTATTCCTTAATCACCTCAGTCCACCCGTCAATCGGGGTAAATGTCACCAGCATCTTGGAATTGCGGGTAGCAAGACGGAAGCGTAGGGTGTCAATTAGCTCATTACCAAGAAGGTACTCGTCGAGCCATACGCCAATATTGTGCCACTGGGGGTCACGGCTACCAAGCTCTGCACCCTCTAGAATAGTAGGATTGTTCTGATACTGAGAGTATGTCTTAAAGATGATCTGTGAAGCATTAGGTAGGATCAACGAATTATCCGTGAACCCGTTCTTCTTCGTGTACGAGATGTAAGCGTTAGCTGAGGTTTGCTTTGTCCTCATCTCATGCGGCAACCAGTTCCATACCGCGCTTTGTTGCTGGCGGATGCTTACCTCCGAGGTCTGAGCAAAACAGAAGATCTCTGACTTTGGGTTTTCGATGGCGGCTTTGACCACGCAGTAAGAACCCCACGCAGTTTTGCCGCTGCGATTTCCCCCGAGTGCCAGAACCTCAGAGACTTGCGACAATTGCTCTTCAGCTTTTTCCCAATGCGGAAGCCTGAACCCGTAGCGGAATGGGTCTTTTTCAGCGTTCTCGATGGCCTCATGGTAGATTCGATGAAGCTCAATGAGGTCATCTGGCTCCATCAAGGCTACCTCGTCATCACTGGGAGGCTGAAGGATTGGATGTTTGCGCCACTGCATTAGTTCGTTTTATACGCACCAGTCTCCATTAGGATGTCTTTGATGTGATACACACTATCACACTCCTCGCAACAAAACGCATCCTCTTCGGCTGGGAACGATCCTCTATTCCCGTCAACAAAGTGAAGCTCTCGACGCTTCTTACAATGTTTGCACACGCCAATGAAGGGCTTAACGAACTTCTCCAGCACCACATTCCAAATCTTAGCGTTGAACTTCTCGGCTAGATACGAAGCGTAAACGCTGGTATGGCACTTGTGCTGAACGCCGTCATGCTCGACCATGTAGTGGCGAACTAGATTACCACCATCCTTAGCGTAATCTGCGTATCTTGATTCTGGTTCTGGTATCATTCTACGATTTCGGCTTCAACTGCTTGCGTTTTGACTTTATTGGCAATCCTAGACTTAGCTTCCGCAATCATCTTGGCCGCATCGTCAATAGACGGCCCCTTGCGATGCTCGACAATGGTACTCGCCATGCCAGAGAGCTGTCCAGCCTTATCGGTCATAATGCCAATAGTCAACGCTAATCTGTCTGGAGAGATTGCCTTGAGCTGATCTGGGTCACGGCTCAGTTGTTCGGCTTTCTCGAACAGCAGGTCTGTGTACTCAGCCGCCGCAATGGCGTAGCGTTTAGAGAACTCCTTACGCTTTGACTCCAGCGTGTCGTTATGCCGCCATTCCAGCGCACGGACAGTCTCATGCGTCACCTTGCACTTCTTGGCAATAGCATTGATACGCCCACCCTGCGCCAGCATCCAGAGGATCTGTGCCGCCACATTCGGGTTGTAGTTCTCGATAGTGTTCCGAGGGAATTGCTTAGCCCTTTCCTTGACTTCAAGGAAGAACTCTTTCATCGCCTCTTTACTATCAATCGCTGATAGGTCTTCGTCGCTCATTTGGTCTTCTTGCCGTTTTTAACCTTAACGGCCCCAGAGTGCAACTCTTTTTTGAGCTTATCCTGTTGCGTCGAGGAAAGCGGAGAAACCTTGCTGAGCAGGTAGCGGACTTGCTTTTTACTTTTGCTTGGATCTTTAGGCATTTTATTGTTTATCTATTGTTTCAATTGCCTCAAGTTCGCTTTTCTTTAGTGTTGCCCCAAATTTCTGAAGTTCGGCGGCAACTCTAGGGTCATTCCGCGACTGCTCCATAAGTGCTTGAACACCCGCTCTAGTCCCAATTGTATATTTAATCGCCTTTCTAAACGCTTCCTCTGTTTTTTGTGGGCCTGCATCACGAGCGATGAACTTAAGAAGCCCTGACCTATCAGCTGCTTTTGACCCAAGCATCGCAGAGTAAAAAGCATTTCTAGCGTAAGACCCAAGTCCTTCAGCAAGGTAGAACGAAGCTCCACCAAGTCCAAGTGTAGCCCTAATCTGATCTTTTGGTGGCGCGCCAGATACAGTAGTAGCGTCCATCACTCTTGAAATATCTATAAATTCTTGAGTTTTTTCTGGACCAAGAATTGTTTCCATTTTCTTTATTAGATCTGATTTCCCTTTGGGAATATCAACATCTTTCAAAAACCTTTTTGCATCCCAGAACGTTGCGTATGGAGCGCGTCTCATTGGAACCCCTCCTGGATAATTATTCAACAGCTCTCTCATAAAGTCGTTCCTTAAAACAGCTTTCTCTTCGTCTGGCATTTTGGACAAAACCCTGCCAACTTCACGATATGAGGTTGTATTAGAAATCAATGCTTTTGGGAGGGAGTCTCCATCAAGGAACTCCCACTTGCCTTTTAACGCAAGCTCAACAACTTTATTGTTTGTAAATTTATCAAGATCATCTTGAGCTTTAGCCTTAGACACCATCGCCTTAGCTAAACTGTTTGACGAGTTTTCATCAAGAGACTGGAAATAAGCACCAATGTCATCTGGCGTAATGTCCTTGATTGGCACTTTAGCATCAGCAAACGATTTGTTTAGATAGTTGAGTTTTTGAACCATCCGTTGGCCTACCAATTCGTTTATGTTTCCCTTTCGGTCAACACCCCAAAGCACCTTCACAACCTCTGGGTTGAAATCAACAAATTTAGTGTCGGCTCCAGGCACTCGCCCAAGTCCAACTGAATCAAGGTATATATCTTGGACTTGTTTCCTTAAAGCTGGAAGTTGACTAGCAATTGCTGGGTCTGGCGTATTATGAAGAAGTGAGAATATTTGCCTTGTTTTAGTTGGATCTGAAATCAATGTGTTAACAACTTGTGATGGTGTAGTTACATCATCGCCAAACATTGTTTTCATCATTTTAGCGGGGGTCTGTCCTTCAAATGCCATTCTTTCTTGCATTTTTATTCTAGCTTTCCCCCAAGCTGAAGTCATTCCGTCCCTAGCGTAAATCTTATCTCTAAACGCTTGGAGTCTTGCAGATGCTACATCTGCCACCTGTTTAGGAATAGCTTGTCCTGTAGCCCCGCCTTCTGGAACCTCTTTTGCAATTCGTTCAATATAGGCGTTCATTGTTGCATAATCCAATGGGCCGCCTTGCATTTTGAGGTCGTCAAGTTGCCGACGAATAACCGCAGGGTCTCCTTTTACTTCGCCATTTCGAACGGCTTTGAGGAACTGGTTGTACTCCTTTTGCTTGAATTTTCTTTGTCTAAGTTCTTGCTCAATGGAATCAGTAGCAGGATTCCTCTTGCCTTTCATTTCTTTTCTAACGGAAAGAAGAATGTCAGCCATTTCATCAGGATTTACCTTCAGCTTGTTCTTGTTCGCAATTGAATAAAATTCCCCAAAAGCCTCGCTTTTAGCATCGTTTGCTAGTTTCTCAGCTGTATCTAGATATTGTTTAAAGAAATTGCCAACGGGTTCACGATCAGTCCTTTCAACTTGTAAAGCATCAACTCGTTTTTGGAAATTGCCTTGAATGAGTTTACGCATTTGCTCGTCGTCCCCAGCGATTTGATTGGTCAACTCATCATGTTCTTTTTTAAGTCTTTCGATTGTTTGCTGATATGCTCCAGCCTCGTTCGGTAGACCTTCTTTTAACGCCCGATCATATTGGAGTAGTTGCTCTTGTGTTTTTTCAAGCCTTCTCCGCAATTTACCGTTTTTCTGCGATGCAAGAATTTTCTGTGATTCCATCCCTTGGGGTCCAAACCGAACGCCAGCAGGAACATCAAAGAATTTACCTTGTTTCTCAAGTCTGGCAATTGACTGCAATGTCGCGTTTTCCGCTTCTTGCATTACATCCGCTCCTATGCGCCTAGCTAGAAACTTTCCTGTTCCTGCCGTTGCGAGATCAATAGGAAACGCAATAAGTGCCTGTTTCCCTCTGTCGGTAAATGTTCTTGTTGCTGGCTGGTCTACTCCAGTTATCCATTGAACAACGGCATCTTGAGCCGTTCCAGCAACGGTATATCCAGCCATTGCTCCAAGTGGGCCAGTTACAAAACTACCAGCACCGCCTCCAGCTGGAGTGGCTGCAACCCCTCCGCCAATTGCCGCGAGCGTAGGAAAAACCTCGGAGGCTAGCCCTCCGCTAATCGCTAGTGCATTTTCAATTGCACCGCCAGACCCTGTAGACAATGAAACTTTACCATCGTTTGTCCGTACCGCAAAAACAGGCTCTCCGTCAATAACTAGTGCTTCGGAACTATCTGGGTAGTTCTTTTTTATGTATTCTGCTTTTAGCTCTGGATTTTGAAACCAGTCCAAGGTAATTCTGTCAGAAACTGGCAAGCCCTCTTTTAGGTCTACATCTTCATTAGATACACCAAGAGCTTGCGCAATTTGAGTAGATAGATTTTTTTCAGTTTCTTTTTTGTTTTGTTTTGGGATTGCACCAGCAGCCATTAAGCCAGGTCCATAAAGTGAGCTGACCCTTACATTTGGTTGGTCTTCGTAAACTTTGTAGTCTCCAGTAGCAAGTGATTCTCTAGCAGCCTGCCTTGAATCAATTTCTGGCTGTGTTTGCTGAGATTGAATTTCAATTTGTTGCTGTTGCAACCTAGCAGCTTCTCCTTCAAGAGCTAGTATGTCAGATGTAATTTGAGATACTGCACCTTGATCCCCAGATTGTTCGGCAGTTGACAAAGCACCACCAAGAGCAGCCATAGCTGAGTTAATTTCATTAAACTTCAGCTTAAATTCTTCATCTAATTTGCCGTTTGCCATTTATTTTTTCTGCTGTAATGCTTTAGCTCTTTCAAGAGCGCTTTGAGCATCTGGTGTATAGTTAATTGTTGGAGGTTGGGTGGCTTGTTGGCCTTGCCCCATCAATTGTGGGAATTTTTTTGTAACTTTTTCAACAATAATATCACTATCAATTATATTATTTACATCTTCTTCAATCTCATATGGGTTCTTCCCTTCCTTTCTGCCTCTAAGTACAGTATCTCTAATCATTTTGTTTTTTTCAGCTCCAGCTTTATAAAATTCAATGATCATTTTATTGCCCTCTGGAGTCAAACCAACAGATGGAGATATTTTATCAACAAGCAATGCCCTATCGCCATCTGACATACTGCCTTTTAATTTTTGACCAAATGTTAAAGCGAGTTGCCCAGAAATGGCTCTAAATTGTTCTTGGCTTGCAACATCACCAACAGAAATACCAAGGTCAGTAGCAAATTGTTTTAGTGGCAAAATTGCGTTTTGAAATTTACCTGTTTGAACGCCACTATCTAGCAAATTATTAAGTTGATTCAATTCTGGTGTTATTTTAAGAAATGATTCAGCTTCTTTTTTCACATCTCCTAATGTCTGATCTGCCGCCTTAAGTTGCTCAAGTCTAAGCTGTTCCTCTGGACTTGCGTAAGTTCGACCTGGCTCTATTCGCTCTGGCTTACCACCAGTACCTTTTCTCACATATGTACCTTCAAGAGGCCCACCATATTGTTGGATTTCTTGCTCTGGAGTGATGTAAGTGTATGGTTCTTCTGTTTTGGGTGCTTTTTCAAGAGTTGTCTTAGAAAGTGATTTAAGTCCACCAAGCATTCCTTCGATATTCCCGGCAATGGCCTTTACCTCTTGCGCATTTTTTGCCCTTTTCCCAAGTTCAACTTGAGAAATAATTTTATTTCTGTAATCTTGAGCTTGCTTACTATAACCAGTGTTTTCAAGATCAGAAATAAGAACATCTGCCTCCATGAATTTCCTGCCAAATGGAGAGGATTCTGGAAGAAGACTAGACAGGGATTGAATTTGCTCAGCCATTTTAATAAGGTTGTCCAGTAAATGGGTTAATGTTTGAAGAGTCTCCACCACCACCAGAAGCACCACCACCAGATGCCTGGGCTTGTGATGCGGCAAACTTCTGCTGGCGAAGGTTCATCATTTGCTGGCTCATTAGTCCGCTCATGCTGTTCTTGATAAGATCGGGAACAACTGATGCGTCTGCGAATCTATCTGTCAACGAGACATCCTCGTCCTTGAGTCTATTACCAACATCTCCAAGGATCGGGGCGAGTTCTGGCATGAGTTTAAGAGCAGCGTCAATTTGAGTTGATGCGGCTTTAACTTGCTTCTTCTTCTCCCCCTGCTGCTTGAAGTAGTCTCCCACTTGACCAACCATCCCAGCAATTCCCTGCGCTCCAGTCATAGCTAGTTCCCTAGCAGCTGCTACGGAAGGCCCGTAGTCTGGCGATTGATATGGTGCTGTTTGTACTTGTCCTGCGAATAGTGCCATAATTTTAAGTGTAGCTATATCTTACATTTCCCCAAGGGCTTTGTGCGGTTTGCATTCCAGCACCACCACCAGCACCTCCAAAGTTAAACCCGCCTCCACCCATGTTCATTCCAGCCCCCATTAAGGAGCTTCCAATACCCTGCCACATTTGTGCTTTTGCTTGTTGGTTGGCGAGGTTGGTCTGGTAGACTGCTTGGTTGTATTGGTTCTGCGCTCCACCCATTTGCTGTGCAAATCCAAGTGGCATATTATAATCAAATTGACCAGAAGATGCTGGGCCTGAGGTTAGTCCAATTCCCAACGCTCCCATCCCAGCGGTGTAAGATTGTGGCGCACTCCTAAGTGCCTGTAGTCCGGGGTTGGTGTAGAATTCTCCAGCTTGACTGTATGCACGCTGTCCAGCCTGTGCTGCTTCTGCGCGTTTTGCTGCCATCACATTCTCGCGCCCCATGACTTCTGCGGCAATGGCAGAATTGCCACCAAGGCGACCAGACGCTTGCGCCGCTTCTCTAGCGGTCTGCTGGTACATCCGCTGCTCCTCTGGGGTCACGCCTTGGGCTGATGCCCTAGCTCTTTCTGCC